TACGGATAATCAGCAATTTACAATCGCTGGAGTGCTCGTTGATGCCGTTAACGGACAGATTTCTTTTGCGCCGACTATAACTGACACTGATATCGCGCCTGATACCTATTTTTATGATATCGAGCAAATCGATGCTGGTGGAGGCAAAGCAACATTGATTATCGGCAAGTGCCTCATCGTCCAGGACATCACCAAGGTCTAAAGGAGCAGAATTGTGACATTGATCTTGGAAGATGGGACTGGGGTATCGGGAGCCAATGCCCATACGACAAGTGCGTTGGTGAATGCTTACCTAGTAGAACGGAATCGCGTCGATGAGAGTGGTTGGAGCGGATTCTCTGGTTCGGAGAAGGACGCCTCCGTAATTGCTGCGACCGATTACATCGAGACTCGGTTTGGTCAGCGATTCCTCGGGCGGCGCCAGTTTCAGAATATCTCCGTTGCGCGCGGGACGTTGACGTTTACCGGTCAACCTTTAAACACAGAAACAGTCACAATCGACGGAATCGTGTACACCTACAACACCACGCTCGGCGGCGCAAATAGCGTCTTGATCGGTGCCAGTGTGGAAGCATCCATCATCAATCTGATCGATGCTATTGCGGCCACGGCGGACAAGCTGGGGGATACCGTAGGCCTAGGCACCGTGGCACATACCACTATTACGGCGGGGGAAGGCATAGGCGACCGCATGATCGCCGTAGCCGTAGCCAAGGGCACCCCTGGCAACGACGTCGGCACCACAGAGACCGTTACTGCGGCATCATGGGCCAGTGCTACGCTTGCCGGGGGGTCGGATACCGGTGAGCCTCAGTGGCTAAGCTTCCCCCGTGTTAACCTGTTTGACCGGGAAGGCTTGCAGGTGCTGGGCATGCCCACAAAGCTGTTGCAGGCGACGGCCGAGTATGCAGTACGCACTGTGGCTGGAACCAAGTTGAGTCCAGATCCAACCGTTGATGCAACAGGGCAAATTGTTGTGGGATCACGAGTGAAGGTGGGACCAATCGAAACGGAGACTCGCTTTTCGGATGCAGGTTCATTGGCGCAATTGATTAAGCCGTATCCCGCCGCGGATCGTTTGCTGGTGGGATATCTCATTCCAGGCGGAAGGGTTATTCGTGGTTGACCTGACCCCCATCCTTGCAACAGCGGCGGCGCTTGTGAAAGAAAATGGGCGGGAGGTGGTTTTCATAAAGCACAATGCCACATTGGCCGATGCGAATCAGCCGTGGGAAGGTCCAACAGACGCACGTACGACGCCCGCTGCAACGGCCACGCTTGATGCGCTGTTTTTCAACCCGTCTAGCCTGGCCGAGTTGGGCATCTCGTTCGAGTCCACGGATCTTGTGCCTCGCGCCGAGCAGATCATGTTGGTGATTCCGGGCACGGTCAATGTTGAAGAATTTCAAGAGGTGCTTGACGGAATCATTTATTGGAAGATCGGTCACGTTGAAGTGTTCAAGCCAGGCACTGTAAATGCTCTGGCATATGTGGCGGTTGGCCGCTAATGGCTGCAACGCAAGAGACGGCTTCGGACGAGATGTTGGCCTTCTTCAAAACGGCATGGGATACCACGAGCCTGATAGCAGTCTATGAGAACGTGAGGGGCGCGGTTCCTACTGCCCAAGCAGCATGGGCGCGACCTTCAATTCGGCATGCCCCAGGAGGCGGACAGAGTCTTACAGGTGCGCTGAATAAAATAAAATACATTCGGCACGGGATTATGATTGTGTCGATATTTATTCCGAACGGCAACGGCCTATCGTTGGCTCGGTCCCTCGGGAAAACTGTTGCGGATGCATTCGAAGGCAAGGCAACCGCCTCTGCCGTGTGGTTTCGCAATGTTCGTATCGTCGAGGTTGGACCGAGTGACGAGTGGTATCAGTTCAATGTCGTCGTTGAATTCGTGTACGACGAGATCAAATAGGAGACATTGCCATGGCGGCTGTCAACAAAATCGATTCCAACGCGACTGGTTTGAGAGTCGCAGAGGAACTGAGCTTCAAGGTGCTCCCTGGCACGCCGATCTGGCTGCCGATGGAGCCCAACGAGTACGACGATTTCGGTGGAAGCATCGTAACGACTGCTCGTAACCCCATCAACGCGAGCCGTATGCCGAAGAAGGGTCTGGTCACGGACCTGGACGCATCCGGCGGCTACACCTTTGACGTGACGCAAACCAGCCTGCAAGACTTGTGGGAAGGTGTCATGTTTGCCGACTTCCGGCGCAAGAATGACGTCGGAGACGACCGTCAGCCCCGGCGGGCGGGTATAACCGGCGGGTTCGAGGATTATTCGATCACCGGCATTACCACGGCGACCGACACAATCACCGTTGACAGTCGCGTGGCGCTCTCCGCTGTCGTGGTGGTGGCGGGCACTGGCTACGCGGACGGTGATCTCGTCGAAGTCACTGACGCGAATGCGACGGTTTTGGCTCGGTTCTTGGTGACCGGACAGACTGGTGGCCTTGTGGATACCGTGGCTTTGACCTTCACCGGCTTCTCGGGTGGCCTTGAAGGCCGCACCGACACGGATACCAGCGCGGGGGCTGCTACCACGAAGATCACTGGCTCAGGTGACGATGCTCTCACTTTGACCCTGACCTATGGTAATGGCTTGGTCTGGGGTGCAGGCGATATCGTTCGCATGCAGGGTAACGACGACGCTGGGAACAATGGCAACTTTGTCGTTTCCTCCGTTGCAGATAACATCATCACCGTCGTAGAAAACTTGGTGCTGGATGCAACTCCGAATGCCGCAGCGACGTTGACCACAGTTGGCTTCCAGTGCGACGCCAATGACATTGATGTGGACGTGGCCAGTACATTCCCGGCACTTACCTCCACCACAACGGACTTCACCGATTTGGGCGTAATCCCAGGTGAGTGGGTCTACATCGGTGGGGAGCTTGCGGCAAGCCTATTCGATACCGCGGCAAACAACGGTTTCAAGCGGGTACGCACGGTTGTTGCGGCACGGTTGGAATTCGATAAGTCTGATTTGGCAATGGTCACAGAGACCGGCGGTGATGAGACCATCGAAATCTACCTTGGCCGTGTGCTCAAGAATGAGAACGATGCTAGCAACCTCATTTTCCGGCGCACCTACCAGCTAGAGCGGCAACTCGGCAAACCCGATGACGCTCAATCGTCTGAGATTCAGGCCGAATATATCGAGGGCGCAGTGCCAAGCGAGGCATCGCTTACGATTCCTTCGGCGAGCAAGCTAATGGCCAACCTTTCGTTCATCGCCGGCGACAGTTCAACGGTTGACGGGCCGACTGCGCTCAAGACCGGGACGCGCCCGGCCGTAGTTGAATCGGACGCTTTCAACACTTCGTCCGACTTTAGTCGCATTCGGCTGGCGGTACACGTGGACGGCACCGAGGCGCCGACTCCACTGTTCGCTTTCGCACAGAACCTCGAAATCACGTTCAACGAAAACCTGACTCCGAACAAAGCCGTTGGCACGTTGGGCTCTTTCGAGATTAGTCATGGCACGCTGAACATCGGCGGGTCGATTACTGCGTACTTCGCCAGTGTGGCGTCGATTGAAGCGGTCAAGGACAATGCCAATGTGACCCTCGACTTCGCATGTGTCAAGGGTGTAGCAGGGAGCAAAGCGGGCTTCGTGCTTGATTTGCCGCTGATCACTTTGGGCGATGCGCGATTGAACGTTGTGCAAGACCAAGCAATCACGTTGCCGTTGGATATGACCGCGGCCACTGCGGCGATAATCGATTCTACCCTCGATTATGTCGCGATGTTCGTGTTCTTCGACTTCCTTCCCGATTCCGCGGACATCTAAACGGGCCATGAATCGGGCCATTGTGGCCCGATTCCTTGGACACCTAATCGGGATGGCACTAAACGCGAGGGTCACATGGCCCTCGCGTCAACCCCAATTGCAGAGGAGCAACACCATGAGCATGTATGAACAACTCGAAACCGACAAAGCCCTTGAGACCAAGGGCGTGGAGATCAATTACGGTTCGTTCCGTGTCACATTGGCCCGTGCTGGCGGGTCTAACAAGAAATATGAAAGGCTTTTGGACGCTCGGGCGAAGCCACATGAACGTGCTAGGAAAACCGGGACCATGGATAATGACGTGGCCATCGAGATCCTGCGCGAGGTTTATGCTGATTCAATCGTCCTCCATTGGGAAACCAAAAATGCCAAGGGCGAATGGGAAATTGGCATCGAGGCCAAGTCCAAGAAGGCGGGTGACCCCATCAAGCTGGTTCCATTCACCCGTGACAACGTGGTCCAGGCGATGATCGATTTGCCGGAATTGTTCATGTGGTTCAAGGAAGATGCGGAGAAGCTGGCACTGTACCTGATTCAGTATCAGGAGGCAGACACGGGAAACTAATCGCGGTCCTCCAGTACACACTGGAGCAAGGACCGCATGAACAGGCAATCTTGAGGGCTTGCTTGCAGACGAAACAACCTTATCCGAACAGCATCCGCGACGCGCCGGAGCTTGATATGGGGTTGGGCTTGTATATGCAAGCCTTCATGGATTTAGACTCAAGCCGCCTCAACAGCATGTCGATGGGGCGGATTCCGTGGTTAACGATCTATGATTACTGCGACCGAATTGGAGTAATTGGAGATCAGCGGATAGACCTGATTTACTGCGTTCAAGCACTTGATGCTTGGTATGTGGAATGGCACCGTGAGAAGAATAAAGGCAACGGTTGATGGCGAGTCCAGAGATTTTTGCAAGACGGATTCGACGACGCGCTCGGCAAGTTGAGTCGGGCGCGTCGGACGCTGTCAAGTCCGCAGCGCTAGTTATTAACCAGGTTGTAATACTAGAGACCCCGGTCAAGACAGGACACGCACGCGCGAATTGGCAAATTGGGTTAGTCGCACCAATCACAAAGGAGATTGATGCCGAGGACATAGACGGAGCAGCCACTATTGCACGGAACAATACACTGATTCGGGCACGCGAAAAGCGTGTGGACATTATTTTGTCGAATAATGTTCCTTACATTAACGAATTGAATGAGGGGTCATCGTCTCAGGCACCGGCTGGATTTGTTCAACTTGCTGTATTGGCAGCAGTTGCGGTACTTGCTAAGACGAGGGTTTTTAAGTAATGGCCGAACCCTCTAATCGAAAGGCAGGTGTGCCATCGCCGTAGAGCGTCTGGACATTGTCGTCAGTGAACGCGGTTCCCGGCGCGTTTCGCGTAATATCGCGAAGATCGGGACTGCGTCACGAGCCGCTCAGGGTGGAGTGTCGCTCCTCCGCTCCGCTCTGGGCGCGCTCGGCGGGGCGCTGATTCTACGCAGTACCATTCGTACGCTTGCGGATTTCTCGCAGTCCATGTCGACGATTAAGGCTATCACGGGGGAGACAGGTGCCGCCTTCGATGCGCTTCGTAATCGAGCAAAGAAACTTGGTATTGAAACCCGGTTCAGCGCGACACAGGCAGCGGAGGGAATGGTATTTCTTGCCCGTACGGGCTTCGATGCAAATCAGGTTTTGCAAACAATTCAGGGCACACTCAACCTTGCGCAAGTTGGATTGATTGATGTGGCGCGGGCTGCAGATATTGCATCCAACGTCTTAAAGGGTTTCCGATTGGAAGCCAATTCCATGAATCGTGTTATTGATGTGCTCGCGAAAACGTCATCTAAGTCTAATACCAATGTCGAACAGCTTGGTGACGCTATGTCCTTTGCGGCGCCGGCCGCGGCTGCCTTGGGTGTTTCCGTTGAGACGACCGCGGCTGCGATTGGTGTACTGTCTGACGCTGCTATTCAGGGTACGCGAGCCGGCTCAGGCTTGCGTACATCCTTCATCAAATTGCTCGCTGGTGCAGGTGCTGCCAAGAAATCTCTTAAGGCCGTTGATCTGAGCCTAAAAGACGTCAACATCGAATCCCGCGGGCTTATTCCAGTTCTTGAGACGCTCCGTGCGGCCA